CAATTGCAGGACTGGTTAAAGTTTTGTTTGTTAAAGTTTGTGTTCCTGTAAGAGTTACATCTCCTTCTCCTAAACCTGTGTCAAAAACACCAGTGTTTGTTGCAACACCATCTAAATAAATTGCTTTAGTTGTTTTGTCAGTAGTTGCATAAGTAACTGTTGCACCTGAACCTGAAGCTGCTTTTAACTGAACGGTGTATGCACCTGAAGTTGCATTTTCAATAAAATAAAATGTTTCTGTAAGTAGTGGAAAAGTTACTATTCTGTTTCCAGTAATAGAACCTGTTAATTTAAGAACTCTTTGTTGAGCTGTACCTGTTAAAGCACCATTATCTATATCTAAAGCTGTAGTTCCGGCACCACCTGCAATAGATACTTCTAAATATCCACCAAGAAGTTGTTCTGCAAGTTGTAAGTTAGCGTTAGTTTTTGTTCCCCATGTACCGGCGTTTTCACCAGTAGCCATTAATTCTAGGCCTAGATCCGTATAAGTTGATGCCATAATTTTTCTCCTGTGCTCTTTTCAGTTAAGCTACATCTGTATAAGATGTATTACCTGTTATGTCAATATCATTATAATTTGTATTTCCAGTAATATCAATATTAAAATAACCTAATGGTGAAGCATTTCCTACGGATGCCGTAGCTTCTACACCAGTTAATCCTACTACATCTGATGGTGAAATCGAGCCTACTGCAGAGGTTGCAGAAACACCTGTTAAAATAACGCCTGTACCAATTAGAACTGATCCTACACTAGCTGTAGCTCCAACACCAGTAACATCTATTAAATCTACTGCATCTGTAGTTATAGAACCTACACCAGTTGTTAAACCTAAACCTGTTAATCCTACTACATCTGCTGGTGTAATTGCTCCAACAGAAGATGTTGCTACTTGTCCACTTAATCCTACAATTATTTCTGTTGGTGTAATTTCTCCAACAGAAGATGTTAAAGCACTAGGTGCCGTTAATGTTCCAGCAAAATCAACTCTGACAGAAATTGATCCAACAGAACTTGTTGAAACTTGTCCAGATAATCCTTGTGCATCGGCAGGGTTGAGAGTAAACATACCCCAACCATTATTTCCCCAACTAATTTCACCCCAACCATCAGAACCACAACTTGTTGTTAGTTCGCTAGGTGCAGTTAATTCTATTGCAAGACCAGAAGCACCCCAGTTTTCTACGCCCCATCCATCTTGGCCCCAACCTACATTTATTTCATCTTGAATTGTTACACTTCCAATAGAAGAAGTAATACTTAAACCACTAAGTGTTATAACTGGGTTATCACTTTCACCCCATGGTTGTTCACCCCATTCAAATCTTCCCCATCCTTGTGCTGAAGAAGCAACAACTTCACCTACTGAAGCAGTTGCACTCACACCTGTAGGAGTAATAACGAGTCCTGATTGACCAAAATTTTCTACACCCCAACTATCTGAACCCCAACCAGTTTCACTAAAACCTGATGCTGTACCTATTGATGAAGTTGCTGAAAGTCCTGTTAGACTAACATCAACACTACCTTGATCTCCCCATTGATTTACATCCCAAGGGAAAACTCCATAAGAATCTGCTTCGACTGTGTTTGCTTGTCCACCCATTCCTGAGTGGTATTGACAATAATAATAAAGAGTTGGTGCACTAGCAGCAACTACAATTTGTACGTATGCTCCAGATTGACCGGTTGTTCCGCTGGTAGTTACGCCTGTTGTATATTCACTACCACTGTTGTGAGTACCGTCAGATGTTGTCGAAAATTTAAATGGGTGAGGACCCATTGAACTATCAGAAACATCAAATTTATAAGTTCCAGTTTCTGCTAAAGTTATTGTAGGTTGTTGTACCCCGTCAATAACATATTTATTACCACTATCAGTACTAACTACTGTTACTGTAAATGTTCGGGTTACCGACATAAGGAACTACCTCCTTATGCTATCCTGACGATTGCTGTTGTTGCTGCTGCCGCTGGAAATTGAACTGTAAATGTTCCAGAAGAAACTGTTTTGTCTCCTCCAAAAGCCACTGCACAAACTGCAGGGTCACCCGTTGCAGTATCGTTATATATTAAACATCCGTTTGCTGTAAAAGAAGCAGAAGTAAAACTTACGTCTGCAAAGTCACAAACTGCAGTTGATGAATCTAAAGCTGGAGTAACACTTGTAATTACTTTTCCACCCGCTGTGTAAGCAGATCCAGATGAGTTTGTTATTTCATTTGATGTGCTGTAAGCAGTTGTACCTGCTCCTAAAGTTGCAGAACTTGTGTATAAAGCTAATTTAAAAGAGTTTCCAGTAGTAGCTGTAAAATTGTGTACAGCTTTTAAAATTTCTGTTTTAAAAGTGTTACATATTGCCGATGTTATTGCCATAATTTTTTCTCCTCAGTTTACAATTTACGGAGACGGTGACTTAACTGGTATCCTAACTGTTCCGTCAGTATAATCGTCTCGTCTTCGTCTTCCCAGCTGCATACCTGCAAACTGTTGTATAGCATTTTTATATCTATTTTCGTAGTATGTCAACATATCAACTGGACCTTTTAAAAATCCAAATGCCTCCACTAAGCATGCATATAATAGACCTTGTGGGAAATATGTACTTAAATATGTATTATTATTAAAACCTGTACCGGATCCAAGTCCATTAGGCATTTTATTATAATATATTCTAAATTTGTAATTAGCATCAGGCGTAGGGGCTACATACATACCTCCTGATGATGTGTCTGTAGTATTATCAGCACCACCAAACATAGCATAATATTTAGGAAAACCTGTTACGTCTTGAGCTGTTCTATCACCTTCAGGTCCTGTTAATCTGTCTGTATATTCTGATAAATATGTTTGATCTTTTTTTTCTAACCAAGTTCCATTACCTGTAGTAGCTGTAGTAGAATTAAATACTTCAACACCTCTTATAAATAAAGCTCCAGCTGGTGAATTAATTGTATTATCATCAGCAGCTAGTGCGCCTTCTTGAACAAATCTAGCAGAGTCCATAGGAAGTTCTTGATAGATCCTAAATTCAGCCGCCATTATAAATTCATCAATGACTGCTTGTGTAAAGACGCTATCATCTACTTCACTGTAGCTTCTTATTGCTGCAGTTAATGTGCTGTAATCGTATTTTTTAACTCCTGACATAATTAACCTCTATCATTAATTGGTCCAACTGTACATTGTAAACCGCCACCTGTTTCTGTGCTACTAGCATTATTAACTAATTCAAATGTAAAACCTGTTTGAATAGTAACATACGCAGGATTACCAGCGCTATCGTTATATCCTGCTAATTCTTGTCTTGTAGAAAGAGTCGCTATTTTATAAGCTCCGAATACTTTAGCTCCAGTTGCATGTGAACCTGCTACTGTTTTTTCAGGAGATACACCTCTATATGGAGCACTTGTTCCTCTAGTGCATCCTGTTAAATCATTAGTTGATCTTCCTGTATATTCTATTACTTCGTTTTGATATGTCCCAACTTTTAAAGGATCACTTGTATCAGTAGAAGTTAAAATTTTTTCTATTACAATAAAACCCGATGTCGGAAATGCTGATCCGTCTGCTACAGTAATTGTTGTAGCTGAGTCTGTAATTGCACCATTTAAAGTTGTAGATAATTGAAGAGTAGATATAGCAACACCACCTACTGGAAACTTAACATCTCTTAATCTAATAAAATCATTTAATTGCATAGCACCATTTTGAAAAGCTATAGATACTGTTGCATCAGCCGCTGCAGTTGTAATAGGATTATTTATTAAAAAATCTTCTGTTGGAAATTCTGTTCTTGCAGTTCTTGCTCTTTGCAAAGCTTGTGGGTCTGCAC